TTTCAATAGCCCGGAAAATCGTAAGATCCTCTTCAAATGCATTGAGATCACCAATGGCTGCAATCTCAGAGGTCATAATAGACATAAGATTACGGTCAAAGAATTTAACGCCTTCTTTTAAATCACCAATAATAAATGGAACCTTTCTGTGGCCTTCAGTTGAAACATCGGAAGGCATATCTTCATTTGGTACGATAAATACTGGGATAATGGTTGCACCTGCGCAAATTCTTAACTGCATGGGATTGGCAGGATCCGGCTGCAGCAAATACTCATCCTTACTGTTTTTCAGCGTATCAAGCCACTGGAGACCATCATCATTAGTGGTAATTTTTGATGTAGATTTAAACGCCTGACCCAGCGTTACATTAAGAATCTTCTTGATATCATCCAGCCCTGTAATAGCCTGTTTTTTCTGCGTCTTTACAGTATCAAGGATAATGTTGTTTCGTGTTACCCGGCTCTCATCACCCAGCCAGGAAATCAAAGTCCCGGTTATATTAGTATCTGAATCGGAAAGAAGCTCATTAGTAACAGGCAGATAACCGGCATACTTTGAAATTTCATAAGACATTCTTTCAAACTGTGGAGTAGTCTTTGCTCCGATTTTCTTACCTTCCCCGACCTTAACAAATCCTGTCTGCTGACTGCGTTTCTTGAACGTTCTAGAACCTTTCGGTTTTGTTACATTCTCTACGTCAACAAGGTCTATTAAGGATTTCTTTGCAGAACGGTATTCATTTACCTTTGTCTGGATATCTTCTGGTACTGTATACCCTCCATCTGCAGGTGAACCCTCTGTCATGGTTACATTCTTAAATCCACTTCTGGCAGCATTGGCAAACTCTGAGGTGGAATCTTTTTTCTGGACAGGTACTGTTCCCTGTGCCTGGGGTTCTGATAACTGGCCGTCCCCATCGGGATCAATTACGTCTTTTAATAAATCAAACTGCTCCTGGAGATTCTTAAGTTCTTCTTTAGCCGCTTTTGCCTCTTCAATCTTTCCCTCATTGCTCAGGTTGATTACCTCTGTTTTCTTTGCATTAATGCTGTTTAATAATTCTAAAAGTTTCTTGTTCCTTATAGCCTCTCTTTCCTAGACCCCATACAGGTCTATATCTCTTAATAAATTACTTTTTTCATTTTCAATTTGATTTTTCTGCTTTCTTTCAGCAAGGACCTTCTGGCGGATTTCATCGGTCAGCCGGAGTCCAGAGACATTATTTATAAATACTGCGGAGTCCTTTGCAATCGAATCCACAAATCCCATTTCCAGTGCCTGATTTGCCGTAAGCCAGGTTTCTTTATCCATGAGTTTTAATATTTCATCCTGCGATTTCCCGGTCTTTGCGATATAGGCTGCTGCCAGGGCCGCATTCATGTTCTTCAGGATCTCAGCGTTCTTCTGCATATCATGATAATCTCCACTGGCTCCCCACATGGAAACATTATGAATCATAATCATTGCCACCGGACTTATTTCTGACCGGTTGGCCATTGCTATGACGGATGCTGCGGATCCAGCTAACGACTGGATCTTAATTTCTACATCATTGCGTCCATAAAGCATGGAGAATATCTCCTGTCCTGCCATGACCGAACCGCCTCCAGAATTGATATGTACGGTCAATATCTCACCTGGCTTGCATTCTGACAGAGCAGTTTTAATATCACCTGGGCTTGTAGCTTCCCAGCCCAGCCAGTCATACATCCACTTATCATCATTGCTTACAATGTCACCGCTTACATCTATTGATGCCATTTATCCTTCACCTCCCTTTTTACGGTATGCTGCTCCCACTTCTGTAAGCGGTACGCAATTTCCATTTACTACAAGTACATCTCCTCCTTCTTTTGGTGGCAGATCTAACTGATTGCGTCCCTCATTAGACGTATAAATGCCGTTCTTTACCGCCGATATAATTTGATCCATCTGAGACTTCGAATCCGTTCTTAAGATTACTTTCTCATTGAATTTGTAAAACAGACCCTCTTTAATCTGCTGATCTGTCTGGCATTTATAGTTAATCTCCTGCTCATATTGCGTGAGGCGGTAAAGCATGGTATCTACCAAAAAAGCGAGCTGTTGAGACTCGCTGTTTGCATAGCTTGATTTTTCATAATCATTAATCTGGTTTGGCTTTATGCCAAAGGCTGCGGCTATCTGCAGAGCCGTATATTTCTTTAATTCGTAGAACTGCGCATCGGTAAGCTTTATATTTAATGGCTGCAACGTCATTCCGATTGGAATAGCTACAACCTTTCCCGCATTCTTCACTCCTGTTAATAATGAGTTGTATTCCTTTTCCAGAGCGGCACGCATCCCTTTATCTAAATCCCCTGTGTATTGCAATGCCATTGAAGCAGTCAGCCCCTGGGTATATAAGTTGTTCAAATAGGTTTGTGCTTCCCCCAAACCTCCAACCGTGGATTTTAAAATATCCTGCACCGATGCTCCCATAATGCCATCAAAACTGCACCAGGTTTTAAAGTGCATGACACTCTCCTGCGGAAATGTATAGGTTTTTCCTGTTTTCGGATCACTATAACGGTAATATAATTTACCAGCACAGCCAAATATCCCTGCGTCGTCCATAAGAACAGTAGTATAGTTAGACTGCATTGGCCAGAAGGATTTTATTTTATATTCTCCTCCATACTTACCCTTTTTTATAAATACCGTTTGGATCCATACAAATGCATTACCGTAATGCTGGCAGTTTGCCTCTACGGTTCCCCAAAACGTGGCTGGAGTCATAATTGGGTTTGGTCGGTTCATCAAAAGCTTTGCTGTATCATCAGGTGCAGCCCTTTTCCTTCCGTCACCTTCTACTTTATAATACTTTAGCGGTAGTTTTCCCATAGTCTCTGAAAGCATTTTTAAACAAGTGAAATAGGTTGCTTCGTTTATTGATTTTCTGCTTCCATGTTTATCTATGCCCAGCCATTGGAGCAGCTCAGGATCACCTAAAGATACTGCTGTACTACCCTTTAACGCATTTACTGCTCCTTTTATTCTGCTCCTAAAGTCCCTTCTCGCATCTCCTTTAAAAATCTGTTTAAATAATCTGCGTAATCCTCACCAAACTCATGATATAACGCCAATTTAAAAGCACACAGAACGGCGTCTACCGGGTCTATGCGCTTAGTGGTTGCATCTTTATCTATTTTAATCAGTCCATTATTCTGACGAATGACCGCATTACTCATTGCGTAATTTAAAAGTGGGTTGTATAGGTAAAGGATGTTTTTACAAGCCACCTGCTCCCGAAAGCCCTGGGTTGATTCGTTAAGACTTTTTTGTGACTGGAAGACCTCCTCAACTTCGTATCCTTCATTGGATAGATCCATCATCAGCTTTGAGGCATTGGCCGGATCAAAACAAAGGGTCTGAATTTTCCAGTCATTCTTTTTACATTCGTTTAGGACATATTCCATAACTGCCCCCTGATCCACGATGGGTGTATCTGTCACGGTAAGATACCCGCGCTGTTCCCAGGAATCATATGGTACTTTATCTTTCAAAATATGCTCCCGGAGTTTTTCTCTTGTAGGAATAAAACTGTGAGAGAATACGATATATTTAATAATCTCTTTCCCATGCGCATCTACCTCACCGCTCTGGTAAGGAATTAAGAAAGCTACTGACGTAAGGTCTGTCTTCGCTGACATATCAAAACCCACATACACAGGGCGACCGTTTGTATCAATGGGTATTTCCTCCACTTCACAGGCCTTCCACTTGGACATATCCATGTAGCTGTTTTTCTTTGCCTGCATCCAAACATTTAAACATTTGGTCTTAAATGCAATTAGCTTTTCTGGAATATCTTTTGCTATTTTCCATTCACTCTGTAGTTTTTGAAGTCCTGCAGGGAAAAAGGCTCTAATGGGATTTGCTTTCTTTAATGTATTAATATCATCCGGATCATCATTTTCATCCGCTTCGCATATATCAACAAAGTATTCATCGTTTTCTACATCACTACCAGGATCCAGAAGTTTTGAGCAGTAGGAATATTCTTCTGTATAGCATGGATATGTTAAATCCTTTCCCGCTGTTGTTATAATCATTAACAGCGGTTCTTTCGTTGCAGAACCTAGACCTAAATCGTAAAAATCAGTGGTCGGGTGCTGATGGTATTCATCAAGGATAAGACCTGCCGGATTTGTTCCATCTCCTGATTTTCCATCTTCTTTATTAAGCGGGCGGATAAAACTTCCAGTTTTCTTATGTTTTATAATATCTCTAGTAATTCTGAATTTTGTTTTTAATGGTGAACCTATTAGCATTAACTCACATTCATCAAAAATAACTTTTGACTGTTGTCTCTTTACTCCAGCAGTATAATATTCATATACCTCACCATTTCTTGTTGCCTGTTCTGATATTTCATTGAGGGCAACTCCGGCCTCCATCTGTGATTTTGCGTTTTTCCTTGCTACTTCTACAAATGACTTTTTGAAACGCTTATACCCGGTCTTTTTATGCCGCCAACCATAGATCTGACACAAAAAGAATTTCTGCCATGTAGTCAAGATGATCGGCTTCTTAGCAAGCTCACCCTTGGAGTGTCTCAGGTATGAAAACCATTTTACAATTCTTTCTGCTTTTTCTTCAGACCATATGTATGGGAATCCATCTGAATCTATTCTATCCAAGTCTTTTAAAAATCTGGCACAGGCCCATTGATGCTTTTTTCCAGAAGGTATCCTATCCTCCAGGCAGTCTCTGGAATATCGTATCAGTTCTTCCTTTATTGTCATTAAATATCACCGAACTCATCCTCAATCTCATTTTCAACCTTATCTATCTTTATAGTTGCTGCTTTCAATCTGCTGTCTATGGTTAGTCCGCACAGTGAAGCAAACTTACGCATCTCTTCCGCATATTTTTTCTGTATCATAATAAGTGGATTTTCTGCATCGTATTCTGATCCGCTGGCAGAGGTCTTTTTGACTATTAAATCACCCTTGCTCAAATCCTTAGTTGCCTTCCGGTACATGGAGTACGCATTGCAGTATCCACACAGATTTGACAGGTCTAAATTGCCTATAATTTTTATGTTTTTGAGGTCTTTTATGATCCTTTTATACTCTGATTTTGCAACTGAATCAATCAGCCAGGCAGGCGGTTTTTGTATATCTTCATCACCTGTTAGAATCACCTGTTCTTCCAGTATTTTCCTGTCTTTTTCCTCATTTGTAAGGTTGCCGGATTGCTGATCTAATGGCTTTCTATTTTTTGACCTTTTATCACCTACATTTCAAAATTTCTTATTTGGAGTTTTGTGTGAAGAAAGGAGGGGCTGCGGTCTTGGGTAATTTGCCGAAACTTTTTTCATACCCCCTACCCTATGCCTTCCTGAGATAATATTGCCATCAAAATCTTCTGTGTTGCCTCTTTATCTGTCTTGTATAGCTTGTGTATTTCATCATGACTGGCTCTGGATACCGGGATCAGGTTACTGAACGCAAAGAAAAGGTTTTCATCATCTGAAGTCGGAACAATGTGATGCACTGTCTCTGCATACTCCAATCTCCCGTGTTGATGAAGGGCCCATAGATCTATACCGTTATACTTTGCCATGATTACAGATCGTAAATCTCTCCACCTCTGTGTATGATAAAGCTTGTAAATACCTGATGGCGGTTGGTATTCACGCTTACGGCATTTGCATGTTGTTCCTGATTGGATTCTTTTTCCACAATGTGGACATCTTTTATAAATCATAATTTCCTCCAAATAATTGCGGAGAGAGGATTTGAACCTCTGACTTCCAGCTAAGGAGGCTGGCGAGCTACCAGACTGCTCTACTCCGCTATAATAAAAAGACACCTGCACTAACAGATGTCTATAAAACTTTTATTGATTCCATATTATTCCAGTTCTATAATGTAAATACAGGCCATGCCGGGCCGAGTACATAGGAAAGAAGAATAATCATGGATAAAAAATCATTCTGTCCATTTATTAACGGCTCCTGTCGCAGCGATTGTATGTTTCATTACAATGCTCAAGTAGCTGTTAATCACGGTTCTACTGTAAGCTGTGCATTAGCTATACAGGCTCACTTTGCAAATGATATGCAATCTGATCAATTATCTGAAATAGTCAATCTTCTAGAGAAGCGATAAGTTTAGTATCTTCTTCTACTCTTGAGGTGCTTTCAATTCTTCTTCCTACGAAGCTAAGAATTGAATGTGCCTCTCCAACCGTGTAATTACCACGGTGCAATACGTCTATTATTTCCTTCACTATCTCAAAATTTTGTTTTGTTGCCTGCATCTTACTCACTTCCTTTCTTTCAGTAAAAATAAAATCACTTTTAGGATAGTAACCTTAAGAAATCATCAATTACTCTCTTTGCAGCTTGATTGGTGATTTCTTTTATTTCCACAACATCAAGTGAATAGTTGAATTTAATTCCGTAATGATGAATAATTCCACATAAAGTACAGTAATAAAGAAACCATTTCCATATAGCTATTAAAAGCAATATTATTAATATAAGTACTACCAATATCACCAATGTATCTCACCTCTCTTTCAGTCCTAATTACTCCATCATAATTACTTATGAAGCCGAGGAAAAACTAAGAAAGAAAAAATAATTACCTGTATAGCTGTGATTACCCCAATAATCATGGCTATATTTTTTGACGTTTTCCTTATAAGCTCCTGCGTTTTTTTCCAATATCTTTTATCTTCTTCTCTCATAAATCCTTCAAAGGCGTATCGCTTCCACGTTTTATCCATCTGTCATCACCTCCTAATCATATGTAATATAAAAAGCACCCGCCACGGATGACAGATGCATGCCTTACTCATTCAATCGTGTTGTTTTGTATAAAAAAAGAGACGGGGTTGACCGCCTCTGTATAGGTATCACTTTTGAATCACTTCTTTTAACTCTTGAATAGCATTAGCAATTCTACGATCACCTGCTGTACCATCATTATTTGTTTCTCGAATCTCCAATTTTAGCGCCCTAATTTCATCTTTCAACTCCTCCAAAGCTGTTAAAAGCCTTGATGCCGTAATTTCATCCATAATAAATTTCCTCCTTGGTTTTCTTTTATCATAGCATTGTCAATTACTTAAAGGAACATATATCGTTCGACAAGGTTCGACAGATTAATATAAGGGACGGAGTTTGACATCTCTGTAATACTAATTATTTTTGTGCTATTTACTTATTTGCTTGACTTTGTATAATTTCTGAAACAACTTTTGCGGCAAAATCTTTTGCCTCATTCCAGCCCCACGCTGCCGCTTTTTGACTTATATCCTTCATTTTTTCGAGACCAGACTTTTCTGGCTGGATATTTAGTTTGTTTTCCACATAATTTAAACCATATGGAGTCATCATGGTATGGCCCATATGTGCCATAAGCGTCTCTCCGCCTCCGCGAACAAATTTTATACCCCTTATCAAAGACTCATTTTCCAGTTTTTCCAACGAAGTTAAAAATACTTTTCTTTCCATTCCTACTGACTCAGCAGTTATTTGCTCCATATCTGGGATATCTTTTTGATACTCCATATATATTGCAACCAATACTTTTTGCTTAGAATCAAAATCCATTGCTAAGACCCCCTTTTTTCTTTCATTTTACAACAGATTTAAGTAAAAGAAAACACCCATCGGCTCAAAATCGACAGGTGTTTTCAAAAAGGAGAATATCAGGAATCAATCAGTCACCGGGCTGTTACACCCGGCAACCGTAGGGGATAAAACTATTCAAAATTTTTTATAATAAGCTCTTTATATTTTCGACTAACATTCTTAATAACGAGATTATCTATCCGGTCTACTTCAATTATCGTATATCTCTTATACAGATCCCTAATCTGTTGACAGTCATTATAGGACAATACAAATTTTCCCTTAATATTGCCCAGGCATTTCCGTAGCCTTTCGTGATCTTCAGGGTTAAATCGATCTGGATAATACTTCTCTGCTTCATAATATGGTGGGTCCAGGTAGAATAGAGCATCAGGGCGATCATAAGTTTTGACTAATTGTTCAAAGTCCTGATTCTCAATTACTACTCTATTCAGTCGATCCGATACCTCTTTAAGATAATCAACTGCCTTGCGTATATCTTTTGAACAAACTCCAAATGTATGAAGATTAGTCCCGAAGCTCTCTTTTATTACGCAAAAGGACCTGGCTGCTCTCTGAATATCTGTCATGCCTCTGGTATTTTTGTTTAGTTCGTCAAAAAATTGCTCCCTAGACATAAGTAGCCATTCCAATTCATTCTGCAGAGCTTCTGGGTGATATTTTACAACCCTATATAAATTAATCAACTCACCGTTTACATCGTTAAATACCTCCATAGGTGCGTGCTTATCACGTGAAAACAATACCCAGCCGGCTCCTCCAAATACCTCTATATATCGATTAATGGATTCCTGCTCCGGAAATTGCTCTAAAATCTTTTTTCTTAGTAGCTTCTTGCCACCAATCCAACTAATAAAACTATTCATGTTACCATCTCCTCTTATATGATGGTAACGAAATCTTGTCGGGATTAAAAAAGGGCCTCCTATTAAGAAGCCCAACTTGCACACTACTAATATAGCATATTGACTTGTCCTGTGTGTACGGTTCTTTACGAAACTTTCCTCTGGCTCAATAGCCAGTAGAATTTTCTTCTTCGATCATAATACATATCTTTTCCGCAAGGAATCTCCATGATATTATTTAAATACCTATAAGAGATTCCCTCCTCTGTTACTGCCTTAATTATGTACTTATAAATATCCGAATCTGCTTCAATAGCCGTCTGCTCAATCAATCTGCATTTCTGTTCTAATAGGGCCCTCCTTATTGCAAGCTTCTGTGTAGAATCACTCACACCATGACCGGAAGGCATATTGGTTACTTCCATTGCTCCTACTGTATCTGTTTTATATTTAAGTTCGTCTTTCCATTCGTTATATTGTAAGCACCAGTAATACAATTCTTTAAACCGATTCTTACTTATACCATACTTACTGTGATTTAGTTCCCTAACATTTCCCATGCTTTCGCCTCCCTCTGTCAATATTTTTTTCTGTCCTGCTGCCGCGACTGCCTAACGGCAGTCTACTTTTTTAACCACTCTATCTCCTTTTGAATATCATCTAATGCTTTCCATTTATCCAGTGCCACGGCTCTGACCTTATCATCATTGCTCTTTTCAACCGTATTGCTATAACATTGCTTTGTATTATCAATAATACCCATAATTTTGTTCACTATTACTTCAGACTTTTCAAGTTCCGCTACTCTCATTCTATAATACTCATTTTCCTTTTCAAATTCTGCAGCCTCCATTGCTATTACCCCTTTCCTTTATAGTCCTGCTGCTCTACTTATGAAATTATTCGTATACCTGATTAATTTTATAGTTTTGGGTACAAAAAACCAACTACCGAATATTGATAGTTGGTTTCTTAATTATATTTTTAATATTTTCTTTATTCTTCCCCAAATCCCATTAGGTTTGTAAAACGTTCCGATATCTACTCGCATTTCAACTTCTAGATCGTTTATAAAACTCTGTATTTGCTTGCTCTCAGGCGCATTTTCAGATATAAAATTGTGTTTGCCATTATTATAATCATATATTTCCTGAGGATCAATATTATAATGTTCTTCATCAACCAATCCCTTTAGCGGATCATTATCGTAGCAAAAAGTCTTGAATTCTTGTATCTTATTGCTTACTGCAATTTTAAACTCTGTGAATTCATAGTTTACTTTATCTGATGCTATTAGCTTCATTCTGGGATTATAACTCTCTAATTTTTTGAGATACGAATTCTCGAAAACAATTTCAGGGTCTTTAATGCTCTCGTCTATGAGTTCATAGATCTCCATATATAATTCATATCTTTTTCGTGATGTTTCTAAACTCAAATCTTTTTTATATTTTTTACTAACTAGAAATATTGAAGTAATAGCAGTTAAAACCGCAATCAAAATATTTACACTTATTTCTAACATTGCCCCCTCCATACCATATGTATTATAAATCTATTATCCAACTATCATATTCTATTGTCAATGTACTATTTTTCTATCTTTCAAATTTCAGTTTACCTAATTTATAGCAATAAAAAACTACCAGCTTAATACTGATAGTTAGTAGGTCATAATCAACATTATTAAATTCAAATTATTTATCTTATAGGTACTTTCGAAACTGAAACTTTCGTACCTTCTAATCCATTTGCCCTCAAAAAACGACGTAATTCATTTTTGTTTTGTATACACATAGGACCTAAAATAATTTCAGGTATTGTTCCGGATCCCCAAACTTCTTCTAAGCATAGTTCTTTATAACTACGTATTCCACTTTTAGTCATAACAAATTTATCTTCACCTAAATGTAATTTTTTTATTAGCTCGCTAAAATTCTTTTTTATATTTTTATGTAATTCTGGTGCTGACAAAACATCAATAAGATGTAATGTAGTTTTTAGTGATGTAGCATCATGATATAATCTAATCTCATCTTCATCTACAAATGAACTATTCTTAGAAAAATGCATCAGTCGTTTATAAGCGGTTACTGCATATATGTAACCATTTTCCCTAATAGTTTTTTTGATATCGACGTTTTCCATCTGCTCTTTATGAGTTAATAGTACATCAATTAATATAAGTATATCTCTTCTCAAGTTTTCTTCTATTTTTTCAGAAGAATAAAAAACTTTATCTATATCATATAAACCTAAACCAAAAGCTAAAATTGACATCCTTTGCATAAGAACTTTTAGTGAAGATATATTAAACCCGATACATATACCCGTGCATCTCGATGCATATCTATCCCAGTGAGTAAGATTATCTTTCTTCTCCGACAAACACAAGGCATATGGAAAAGTCCTCTGTCTACATTCCTCAAAAAAACTTTTTTTATTAAACTTGATACTATCACCTACTAGTCCTAAGTGTTCTATTGCATTTATATCTTTTTCATTATCACATACATTAATAAAATTTTCGAGAAAATTTTCTGGTTTATAATAAAGTTCTTTTTTATCATTTGATGATTTCAAGCTTGTAAGCCTAAATACTTTACTTGTCACAATACTATACAACGCATCTAACGAGGTATAATGATAGTATATTTCTGCTGGTATCTTTTCTACATTTTCAAAATAATTCATCTTATTGTTAAACCCGTTCATGCTATACTCACCCCCACAAACGCAAATTTATCTGCGTGTTATAGAAATAATCTTTATGAGTAGAATACCAGAATGCTTACTAACTATCAATATTAAGTTTTCAATGTGCAGTAATACGTTAAAAGTTATCGTTTCAGACTAGATCACTCTCATCGATAGCTTCCTTCCCCTGTTCGCATAACCAGATAAATCCATCTAACGGTTTTTCTTCTGCTTTAATTTCCGAATCATCTAAATAATTTTTTCCAAAAAGCCTCATGAACTCTTCTCTGCTATGGTTTTTCTCAAATGCTCTCTGACCAATTTTATGTAACTCCTTCATAAGTTCTATGTTAAAGTGAACGCCCTCTTTGGAATCCCTGTGATGCATATAACATAAGTGTACTTTCATTCCATTTTTTTCTGATAAATCCCGATTTGGGTTTCCTCCGAAAATATGGTGTTCTTCTGTTTTTCCTGCGTATCCACATACAAAACATGATTTTTCGTTTTTATCCTCAATAATACTTCTCAATTACTACCCCCTTGTTTTGGCTTCCAATTGCGTGTATTTCGAACGGCATACCTTATGAGGGTGTTTTCTAATTTTTTACATCTTTTATGCTAATAACTAGCTTTACCCACCCCGCGTTTACGGTTCCATCTCCTTTCTTTTTCTTTTCGCTTCATTTCCCGGTCAAAATCTGTTTCATAAAAATACTCCAATCCATTTTTATAAAAATAAAATGTCCTGCTGCCCTTTGTTATAGAACCTATATATTTCCCTGGTGGCCTTTCACTACACGACCATGCTATTCCCAAGGCTTCTTCTAATTCTGGTTTTAATTTTTCTTGCATTTCCATTTCTTCTCACTCTCCTTATTCTCCAATGTCAGGCGGAAAACCATTGCATGGCTCCCAGTCCTTGTCCGTTGGATTTATCTTAATCATGATATACCGTTGATATGGGTACCCTAGCTTGTCCGTTCCGTTATAAAGGCTGTCTTGGTCTATGTAGTATCCCAGCCTGGGCTTCGGATCCATATTCCATAAGCTCTTTGTTTTCCGGATACGGCTATGTGGTTTTGGAGTAATCAGGTTACGTGAGCATGAATACCTCTGTCTTACCGGACTATCGCCCTCCCTGAAGGTCTTTTCAGTCTCCTTAATAAAATAATCAGCTAACCTTCGATACTCCCCATTATCGTAAAGAGATACAAACTTTGGATTGCCATTCCCTTTCCATAGTTCCCTTATGTAATCTGATGTTGTCGTTTTCCCATCATTCACATTGTTAATTATTAGGTGGTGATGGATTGCTTTGTTCTTGTATTCAGTGACGAGAATATATTTCATCTCAAAACCATTTTTTCTGTACCTATCTCTTAATCCATCAATCAATTTCTTTATGGTCTTATGTGCAGTATCTGGATCTGGTCTGTTCTCTTTTCGATATGTCAGAACTACGTGCCAGTCTCCCGGCTTAAAATTCGCATTTATCTTTCTTGCCAACTTCCTGGAGGCTTGTCTCATGTTTGCCTCTGCCATTTCCTCAGAGGTCTTTTTCTTAATTGGTATCCCATATCCACTACCCCTACACCCTCTAGGAATACACTTTATAACCTCAATGGTAATACCTGCCTTGAACTCTATTTGTTTATACCTGTGCATATGTACTCATCCTCTAAGTTTAATCCTTTTATCAAGTCAAAAATGTAGGCTAAAACACCCGTTTTTATTGACTTTTTGGACTGCACAGCTTATAATAAATTTATGAGATTT